ATGGCTCACTCCGCGTTATGGGTTGGCAAAAGGCTACTGCCGCCACCGATGTTCTTGACGACTATCGCCGTCGAGAAGTCCGTTAAGGCCGTGCGATAAACACGCACGCCGAAGGGGGACAGCTTTCGCCGCGTTTCCTTAGTCAATGCGGCCTGCACTGGGCCGGTCAGGTTCTCCAAGAGATATGCCAGGTCATGCGTCGTAATGATGCTCGCGATGCAGCACATCGTCACGTCGTCGATCGTGGCCGAGACGTCCCAGTTCCGGCTGAGACATGCCACGACGTCTTTGACCGCATAGACCACGACGCCACCCACGACGACCTGCTTGCCGTCCTTGGTCAACAGCGACTGGCTCGGCAAATTGTGCGTCTGCCGGGCTACCGGGATGATCTCGACTTCCGTAATCAACGGCAAATAAACGCAGAGGCCGGGCTTGATCTCGCGCACGACCTTGCCGCGGCGGAAGCGCAGTCCGCCGTGCGTGGATCGGACGATCTTCACCCGTGGGATGAAGTTCCCGAACCACTCGACGATTGAACCGATCCACGCGAATGCGGATTCCATTATGACACGTTCCCATCAAAGCTCACCATCTTACCAGCCGAGTTGGTGTCTTCCGTACACGGTGACTTGCTAGCTCCGATAGGCGGTGACACACCGATTGGCTGGCGTGAGCCGACTGTATAACCGTACCCAGCCCGCAAGCTATTGATCTGGTCTTGCACTTGCCGTGAGTAAGCCTGTGCAGCATCCAGGTGGTTGAAGCCAACGTCATCGGATGAAGTGGTACCTTCCGTCACGATACCGCCGTCACCACCGCGATCACTTCGCGGAATACCGGTTACACCATTGTCGGTGTAGCCGCCCGGCCGTTCTACTTCTGTAACCTGCGAATAAAGCACGCGCAATATGTACAAGCACTGGCCATCCTTCTGCTTGTTGGCCTTACTCGGCAAGCGGTTTTTGTTCGCCCGCGACGGATCATCACCGGCCGGCTCGTTGCCACCCCCGCCGCTGTTGCCACTGCTGGCCGCCGCCATTGCTTTGCGGGCCTCGGCCAATGCCTCTTGCGCCTGATTCATGGCGTCTTGGCAGCAGGACGGCCCGGAGTTGCTGGCTTGCGACAGCGGGTTATAGCCGCTCTGAGCGTCACTGTTATCGGTCGTGGCCTTGGGGCTCGGCTTCGTGTCACCGCGGTCACTCGGCTTTTGCAAACCAAAGTCCGAATGGCACTCGATATTGGCCTCGGTCACGCGGCGAACCGGCTTGCCGTTGCATTCCAGCGTGAAGCCTTGAATGAAGGTGTTTTGCTGGCTGATCGGGCTGTTGGGCGGCGCCTGCACAACGAAGTTCGGGCCGTTGCCGCCGCCAGCGAATCCCGATAGCCGGTCGGATACGGTCGGATAGATCAACGTCTCGGAAACGTCTGCCGGCCAAGCGAAGTCATACGGCGTCGTCTCGCCGGAGCGCAGCGGCGTCCAGCACTCGAAGGCGATCGAATTAGTCGCCGAATCATAGCTCGCCTGCTCGATGTTCGCCTTAACGGGCGCACTGCTCAACGCGGGGTGGTTGATCGTGACGCAATCGAAGACTTCGAGGTTCAGCTTGCTCAGCGGCGTGTTGAACAGCACTTTCCGCCAGGTGTTGGCCTTGCGGATCAGCCAGAACGTCGCCGACTTGCGGACCAAGTCGACGATGTTGTAGATATAGTAGTCGTAGGTCTTCGCGTGCGTGCCGTACTTCTTCACGTTCGAGCGGTAGATGATCGTGTTCTTCGTGGTGACCGCGTAGTCGGCCTGCCACGTCGCAATGTACTTCGTGACGAGTTCTTCCGTCGCGGTATGCGTCAGTTGCATGCTGTTGGCGAGGATGTCGCTCACGCCAACGGAGTCATCCGACGTCGGTTCTTCCGGCAGGTATTTGATATAGAACACATCGTCTTTGAGCCACACCGCACAGCGGGCTTGATACGCAATTTGATCGAGCGCGTCGATGATGTTCATCCGGCCGGGCATCATAAAGTGCGACGGGTAATTGTCGATCAACGCCCGAACGTGCGCGAAGCTGGTCGCGTCGCAGGTGTGCGACGTGTAGGTCTGGATCAGCCACTGGATGACATCGACCGTGTTTGGCCCGACGCTGGATGTCAACGTGACGTACAGATCATCGCTCCAACCAACGCCCAGGCTGCTGAGCGGGCGGCCGAAGACGAGTTCCATCACCTGATAGCCGACGTAATCCGACTGCTGGACCGTGTACGCCTCGGGCGGCACAGTGACCAACACCTTGCCGGCGTCGGTGTCGCGGTAGGCTGCCACCCGCAGAATCGTCGACGGCAATAGGTTCGCCACATAAGTGACGGCTTCCATCGACTTGATCGTCACGGTGGCGCCGGCGTTCGCCCAAAAGAATTGCGACGACGGCACGTTGTTATACGCGTCTTGCGACGCCTGAATCTGATCGGTCGTCGGCCCCGTGTTGGCGGGGCGAGCGTTGATCGTTTGGTAGATCGACGGCGGCTGCTGGCAGTCTTTGACGTCGATCACAACGTCGACGCTATTCTTTTGCAGCGGGTTGGCCAGGTCGGGGTGCGTCCGCTTGGTGATCGTGAAAATATCACCGGTAAAGCTGCCTTCAAAGTCAGCCCCGTTGATCGTGAGCGTGAGTGGGACGCCTTGCGGGAACTTCTCGCCATTCCAGACTTGGAACGTCGGGAACTCGTAAGCCTTTTGTGCGGCGATCTCGCCTTCTAGCGTCTTCTCGTCGCGGCAGCGCGATTCGACGCAGCCTGATTGCTCGTCGTAGATGGGGATGATCGCGGCCCCGCCGGACGCCCCTTCGAAATCCTTATTGCCCGACAACGTATAGTAGAAGTCGTAGCCCTTGAACTCGAAAGGGCAAAGCAGCTTCTTGGCCGCATCCAGCTTGGCCGGTAGAGTCCAGTCCATGATGCCGATGCCGGTGGCGAGCGTTCCCTGCATTACGCCCGTCAACATGAGGGCCGGCGCATTGATGACCGTGCCGAAGCACAGCGGCCATGCCTTCCCGATCAAGTTCGGATCGGGCGAGAGAATATCGCCTTCTTCAATCGAGAAGCCGATTTCCGCGTCTTCGATCTTAGAAATCACGTCGAAGGTGACCGTGCGATCGCCTTCCTTCCAGATGATCGGCGTGTTGATGAGCCCGCGGAAAATCAGGAACTTGTCGGAGAAGGCCAAGCCCGAGAACCATTGGTACATCCAACACGGCCGTAAGTGAATGTCGTGGGCATCGACGATGCCCTTGATCGCACCGTCCGTATCTTCGAGCACAACGTTGACGGCCTGCGATTGCCCGCTCCCCGAAGTCTGCTCGACATTGTCAACGGGGCCTAACGTGATGATCTTGCCAGCCACAACGCCGGGCACATCGCGATCCGCGTAGTAATACGTCTGGCCGCCATCGACCCACTGCACCGCGATGACATTGATCGGCTCGGCGCCGTCTTTCTGGGTGACCTTAGCGAGAGCGTTTGTCGCAATGCTGCGTGTCACAGTTTTGCCCCTTGCATTTCCAGATCGATCTCGACCGTATCGTTGCCTTTGTAGGCGAAATCGAACGGGTTCGCCGTGAGCCAGACGGCCCACAGTTCGCCCTTGTGGTTCGTCAGCAGAATCTTCGCGCGGTAGTAAGCCGCGATGAACGCTTTCAGTTCTTCCGCCTTCATCCGTGACAGCGAGAAGTGATAGACCAGCTTCTTGAGGCCGGGCTTCTTGACGTAGCTGTACCGCGTGCCGTCGATCGTCCGATTGATGCTGATCGACTGCTGAGCGTTCTGTGTGTCACCCAACTGTGGGTCGGGCAGCACGGTTGTCGTCTGGATGGTGGGATAAGGTGCTTGCAGCGTTATCATGCCAGATCACCCTCGAAGTCGATGCTGACAGAGTTCTTACAAACGCCGTTCGCCGAGACGGCCGTGTCGGGATTTGTGATAATCCCCCGCCATTGCCGGCCTTCCCAGTCGAGCAAGCCGATCTCTTGACCCAAGCTGTCTTCCAAGAACTGCACCAGGGCATCGTAAGTCGTGTCGGGGATGCCCTGAAGTTGGAAAGACCGCGTCTTGAATTTCGGCCACTGTGGATCAGCGAACACGACCAGCGTGCCGCCC